GGATACTGCCGATGCGACTGCGCTGGCGAAACGGCAGGCAGAGGCAAGAGCCGAAGAACAGCGCCGTAAGAGGGAAATAGATGCGATTGAGAAGAAAGCGGAGAAACAAATTGCACAGGTTACTGCTTGTAGCCGCGAAAATTGTTTGATACTGATTTGAAGGGTATTTGATTCGCGGTGATACCCCTCCGGCGAATATCAAATACCTTCCAAATAAGCGCAATTTTCAACCGATAAAACCACTTCTAACCTTCTATATTTCCTTCCACTGGACTGTCCGATCCCGTCGAGTTAGTGTGCGCCGTACTACAGGCCTGTAGATTTCTTAGTCGCTTAGAAGGAATTGACCATGAACTTTAATCAGATTCGCCAGACCATGACTGACGATGCGTATGACGTTATTTCAGCCTTCGGTCAGACGACCTCACTGACTCTACAGGCCATCGCCTACATAACCGGACAACGTGAACACGCCACCCGCTTCATACTTGAGCAAATGGCGGTGTTTGATGTAGCCGTCGAAAATAACGGCCTGTGGTGCCTTTCAGAAGGGTTTAAAGCCTCGATGCATCGATCTCACGTCTGAAGTTGCATATCACCAGCTCAGACGCTTTATGGCCGTTATTACTGCCTACTGAGTACGTTGTATTAACCGCTATCATCTCCAGCCCTTCAAACACCCGGCGCATGTCCGGGTGATCATTTACTGAGATAATCATCTTCCCCTGGCATCTGCGTGCCAGTTCCGCCATTGCGGCATACTCTTCGCGCCCGAACGGTACGCCGTAACCCTGCGTTTGCCAATATGGCGGGTCAAGGTAAAACAACGTGTCTGGCCTGTCGTAACGGGTTATGCATGCTTTCCAGTCCAGATGCTCTATTGTTACCCGATGCAGACGCAGCCAGGCCTCTGACAACGTTTCTTCCAGCCGCAGCAGGTTTAACTTCGCGGGGCCTGTAGCGCTGGTGCCAAATGTTCGTCCCTCGACCTTTGCCCCGAAAGATAATTTCTGTAGATAATAAAATCTGGCCGCTCGCTGGATATCAGTCAGTGTTTCAGGGGGAGTATCCTTGAGCCACTGGAATATTTCGCGGCTGGTTAAAGCCCATTTAAACTGCTTTATAAACTCTTCCAGGTGATTCTGGATAACCCGGTAAAGGTTAACGATGTCGCCATTAATATCGTTCAGTACTTCGGCCTTCGATGGCTCTTTCATAAAGAAAAGCGCAGCACCGCCACAGAAAGGCTCAACGTAGCAGGTATGCGCTGGAAACAAAGGCAAGAGAGACTTAGCCAGTTTACGCTTACCTCCAACCCAAGGAATGACTGTTGTAACCATTGAACTAACTCCATTATCAGAATTGCTGATCAATTTGAATTTATTGATCGCTAAACCCGATGATATGCATAGTTATAGTTCATGGCCTGCTATGCTCAGGTAGCACTCATCCTGGGCTTTGCCTGAGTGGGGGGGTAAACTCTTTGATTACAGTGCAGCAATGTATTATCGTTTGCTTTCTTCAATTGAAAGGTGCCGATTAAATGTTAGAATATTTGTTTCTTCTTTGTTCAAGGCATATCTCTGTAAGAAGAGCAAGAGCCTTCTTCAACAGCAGCCATATGGCAGAAAAAAAGAAAATTAAAATACTGTCCAAAACAGGTATCACCTTTGAAGGAAAGTCTACTATTGTCGCTCCGTTTTATTATGAATTCGGAAGGATTTTCATCGGGAAAAATGTTTACATCAATTCAAGCTGTACTTTTCTGGACAATGCGCCAATAAATATTGGAGACAATACGTTAATTGGCCCTAATGTTAATATTTGCACCGTTACTCACGGTGTCAATCCATGTGAGAGGCATATTAATGTCATTAAACCTATTTGGATAGGTGATAACGTTTGGATTGGTGCTGGGACGGCAATTTTACCTGGTGTATCCATTGGTGATAACAGCGTCATTGGTGCCAATAGTGTAGTCAATTGCGATGTCCCACCAAACGTCCTGTATGCTGGCTCACCTGCTAAACTCATAAAACAACTTGTATCTTGAGATTATCTAAACGCCAGCGAACTGGCGTTTCCTTTGCAATCCAGTCTCTGCCAGAGAGCATATGGTCTGGTTAAGTAGATTTTACCGACACAGCTTTCGCTTCAGCTGCTTGGTCAATCTTTTTGCGAATATAAGCCCGGATAGTTTTATAGCCCCCGGCAACAAGATAGAGCGCACAAACAGCAGTGCAGCTATAAAGTAATACAGTTTGAACCAATGTCATTTTCCATTCCTGAAATGATGTAGTAAGAATGATGCGCCATTTCTGGCGCATCAGGTGATAAATAGTGCGATTGCTTACTGTTGTTCGATACTGCCCAGCAAATCAGTTAGAGCAGTATCTACAGCGCCATCAATCTGACTATCCAGGTCAGTTTTAATTTGTGTTTTAACCGCATCTTTTACCTGGTCAGAGAGAAGGGCTTTTTTCACCAGATCATCATTCACAATATCTTTAATTTCTGCCATTTTTATTACCTCATTTGATTTACATTTAAATACGGAGAAAATCCATGAATGAAGCCTCATGATATTATCCCCTTTTCGGGTTGATTTTTATTGAGCGGGTTTTTCTGGCCACTCTGGCTTGCTGAGGTCGACATTTTTCAGCGCCTCGATATAGTCGAGCCAGGTCTGTAATTTGGCTTTGTTAGCATCAGAGAGTGACCCCAGCATCAGCGCGGTCTGCCATTCGCCGATTACCTGGCGGGCTTCAGTGATTAACTGGCTCTGTTTGGCCGTTGCTTCAGCCAGCAGGGCATTTTTCTCAGCCTCTTCATCCTTAACCCAGGCTTTCCCGTCCCACTTCTCGTACTGCCCGGAGGGAGCTGTCGTCACCACGTTCTCCGGTAGTGGTCCCAGCGCGTCGATGACAGTAGATGCCCCGGAGGCCGTGTCATAGACTGTAACGCCGCGATGGTCTTCGGTGAGCGACCACGTCTGTTTCGCTTCATCAAAAATAGCGGCATGGTCGACGGGAATAGCCGGTGGCGCTATTTCTGTGCAGTTGGCGGGTAATCCTGTATGCGGTGCGATATACGCATCACCGGCACCAATAAACTCACTGGTGTCTGCACGTAAATTAAATACTTTAATGGTCTGAGCGTTATCGGACATTTTGAAAGTCATGCGAGCCTCACAATATAATTAAATGCGATATTTTTAACGGTGTTTTCCGCATTACCGGCTGCGGCAACCGTAATAGTGTGACCGTGTGTTCCCATAACAATGGTATGAGTATGCGCACCAATGGCCACCGTATGGGCGTGGGCACCCATTACCACGTTATGGGTGTGGGCACCAATAGCGACAGTGTGGGTATGTGCACCTGCAGACGAAGTCGCAGCACTTTTACTGGTTAAAACATAACTACTTCCAGATGCTCCATTTCCACTAGGGAAATTAGGCGCAGAATAAGTATGTGTATGTGCTCCCGCGCTATTGGTGGTCTTAGTCCCGTAATCAAAGGCCGTTGTCGCCTTTGTCCCCAAATCCGTGCTGGACGTGGTTTTTGTCCCGTAATCAAAGGCGGCTGAGGTCTTGGTGCCGAGGTCGGTATTTGACGCCGTTGCGGTATGCGTGTGCGATTTGATGCCATCGGCTTCAAGGCTCAGCAACGCACGGCCATCAGGTGCCCCTTTGATGGTCTGCCCGCGCATATCCGGCAGCTTACCCGTAGGATAGGCCGCAGCGGTTTTTGGGTATTTTTCAATATCAAAGGTCTGGCCCTGCATAAGAGCATAACCCTCTGGCGGGGTTGTGGATGGCCATGCCAGTGGGGTGCCTACAGGAACAGCCGTCGCCGTTGCAGCAACCGCTATCGCCGTGGCAATGGCTTTTATGGCTGTCACCAGCTGGTTATTCTTCGACGGGTCAGGCGTCATTTGCGCTTCAGCCAGAATATTTTTATTCTCGGTCTGAATATCAATAATGCCGCCCTGAAGCGCGTTCATGATTTTTGCATATACGATGGTGCCTTCCGCGCCGGTTGACGGGTCGCCATCGTGAAATAATCCGTCGTCGGTATCGACCGGCTCAATAATATCTTTCATTACGTTTTATTCTCCACGTAATTAAATACAACCTGCGTGTGAGCGGGTTTTAAATCGCGGAATATGCTCTCCAGCATATTCTGGCCAAATGACATCAGACGCTCACCTGTAGCCGAGCTGCCGCAGCGGAAGCGGTACACCGGCACCTGACCATCCTGAATATTTACGATCCAGACCCAGACAATTTCCGGTATCCACAGACGTTCACCGCATCGGTTACGGCCACAGCGGAACGGCTCCGGCTCGTCGATGGTGACGTCATAGCCCAGCGACTTCGCCAGGCGGATAAAGTAGCTGCGGCTCAGCCCCCCGGTTTCGTTCAGCTTCGCCATAATCTGCTGACGGCGGGCCTGAATGGTCATGCCGCTGCTGACCGATAAGCCCAGCACGCGCTCCCAGTCCGACAGCAGCGCCACGGCGGTAAAGGGCGTCACGCCGTTCAGCACGTCCTGAGCGCTGCGCTCAACGCTGGCCAGCGTATTACCTTCAGCCTGCAGTTCCGCGTTCAGGCGCTGGCCGTTGCGGGCATAGCCATCAGGCAACAACAGGTACAGCAGCTCGCGGTAGTCGTTCCCGGTCATTTCAACTCGTCCACGGTGATGGTGCCGGGGCGTATCCACTGCACGGTTTTGTCGCTGACTTCCGGCACGACGTTACCGGTCGGCGCGATCAGCTCGTAGTCCACCACGCCGGTAATATCGGAGATAAGCGCCCCCATCTGGGTTCTGACCGCAATCTCACCCGGAGCCAGACGGCTGAAGTAATCCGTCAGCACCTGGGTTATCTGCGTCCTGGCCTCATCGAGCGAAAGCCCGTCAAGGCTGACCTTGACCGAGATATCGGTACTGAGTGGCTCAGGAGCCATCACCAGCGTGTCTTTCGCCGTTACCGGGCGCTGGTCGTCAATATGCGTCTGCACGGCCTTGAGGGTATCGTCGGATGGCAGACCGCCGCTGGCGGTAATCACCACGTCCACCGTGCCGTAACCCCGGCGCAGGGGGTAAACGTAAGCCTCCGATACGCCGCTGACCTCCATCGCCCAGCGGCGGTAGTCGTATTTGTTGCCCCCGGCTGGCGGGCGGCGCATCAGCTCCAGCAGGCGCGAGAGCAGCGAGTCATCTCTTTCGGCATCCGTGCCACCGCGCATGGTCTTAATCGTTACCGCACTGTCGATACCCTGCGGCGCACTGAGCAGCGTGGCGGCGGTGTTATCGCTGAGATTGCCCGCCACGCCGGTGGTCATGGCGCTGGCGCTCACGGTAACGGTGCCCTGGTCATTAAGCGTGGCCTCTGCCGTGGTCTGGTAAAGCACATTGCCGCCACGCGGGCGGAACTGCAGACCGCTGACCACTTTCAGACCCGCCGAACCGGTGAATATCGCCTGACCACTGGCCGCACTGGCGGGTTTGGGGGAAAGACCACGTGAGCGGG